GCCGGATAAACTGAAGAACACACCCCTGTAAGGTTTTAGCCACAAGGGTGGTGTTCACATAAACACGTTGAACACGGTATAGATTAATCCCATATCCGTGCGTCCACTTAGGCCAGCCGCGTCCGAGTATGACAGGACGCCTTGGATGACCTTGGACTGGGTTTCTGCACCCCACGCTTCAACCTGGATGTTGGAGACGTTCCCGTCACCGCCAGCTAACCGCACGAGGATGCGGGTAGTGGCTGTATCGAGTCTACCTTTCAACAGAGGGAGTATGGGATGGCGGTTTAGTACACCTGGACTAGCCGGAGAGAACAGCAATTGGGTAGCTGATGCACTACCTCGAGGGACAGTTGGTTTGCATTTACGCAATGTAGGCGGCTGACGCTTTGTATCATCACTTGCAAAGGCCTTACGGTAGGAGGCGAGATGCATAGCCGGTGATATGTTGGCGCGAGTTGCTTCCAAAGCGTAACGCTCGACAACGTCCACGCTTGAAGCGAGGTAGTCGGTAGTGGCGTACGTTGGCCATTTGGGGTTCAGCTTATCCGCAAGGCGTTCGTCCAGCTGATCCGAGTAGCTGTATGTCGTCATGGGGTTGACCATGGCGAATACCGGACCGCCTTCGAGGGCTATAGACCCAGAAAGGAAATGCTGGCAAAGACGTCTGCCTATGCGGGTAGCTCTTGACAGGGGGCGTGCGAGGATGTGCGAGTAAACATCGGTTCCACATCGGTTAATCATGCTCCTGGTTGTCATGCATGCGGACTGTAGAGCCTCTCTTGGCGAGAGCTTGCTCTCGTTAGTCCAGTTGCCAGAGACGGCGGATGCGACCGCGCGCGCCAAGTAGCCGGCGGCGTGGTTTGGACCTATTGCTAGCCGTAGAAACTCGGCACCAACAAGTCCCACGCTTTGTTTGGTTGGGTTCATTCGGCACCCAAAATTGCGTGTAGCGGTCAAAGCGTCTGATGCCTCCTGGAAGGTTGGAGGGCTTAAGTAGACGTCGTCACCTACGTGAGCGGCGCCGCACCTGTTGTAACGCGTTTCACCCATGGCCATACGTATGTATGCAGAGTTTAGCACGCTGTTGATGAACGAGGTGCCCCTATGTCCAGACATCAACGTACCTTTGCAGCGGCCAATGTAGGCGCCTTTGTAGTAGATGTCCATCTTGTCGAAGCTTGCGACTAGGGTGGCGAGGAGGTCTTTGGGGTATCCGACGAAGTAGCCAACTTCCTCGAACAGTATTTGCTGGGTCCGGAGGGCGTGGTGTGAGTTGAAGTCGTCATAATCTAACATGACGTTGACACCGCCCTGACCCCTGATCTTCTTGACACGCATTGCCGTGCCGAGGTGGCCCATCTTGCCAGGGTCGAGGATGACTTTCTTGTCTAGCCAGGCTGCCTGCACAGGCCCAAGGAGGTGCTCGAAGGCAAAGTAGGACCTTGAATCGCACGCGAAGATGGCTCTTGTCTTTCCGTTTTCCAGCTTGGGGGCACCAGAAACGAAGGTGTGGCCGTCCCAGTCTGGGATCGGGTTCTCGCGAACAGCTTCGGCATACATGCGGCGGTACACTCGGTCAACGCCAGGGAAGTGTTGCCTTGTGTCCTCTTTGGAGTGGACATCGAGCATGCGTGAATGCGCACCATTGACACACCACCTCCAACGTGAGTCCCAGTGCTCTTCCATCGACATGAACTCGATGTCGCGGTCGGCAAGTTCCTCCTTGAGTATCAGGCGTATTGCGGCCCTCAACCCATCCTCATCGACGTTCAGGCACCAATCCTTGACGGCATCTGGATCACAACGTTTCTTGGCTTCACCAAGTACATCAACGTCACCAGAGAATTTACCCTGTAAAGTGTCACCTTCACATAGGCATGCTCCCGTCAAAAGGGAATTGGCTCCTAAGGCCTTAAGGGCATTTGACAGACCTTTCGCGTTTTTGGGCTCCAGGACCGCTGCAGTTGCGAAACCACGGCCGTCTGGCCCAAGACGTGCCTCTAGCCCTCTGGCGTAGAGTAGAGCGATGGTGGCTACGTCACTAGTCACCTTACCAGCTAGTGCGTACAACATATCGTTGTATGCCTCTAACTGGTTTAGCTGCTTGAGGGAGGCTAAAACCTCAATTAAATAAACATTAACTTTTGTAGTCGCGGCAGAATGCTTCTTGAAGGGAAAAGGAGAGTGTAGTTTTTTTGGGTCAGCCTCCATGTCATGTA